GTCACACCGCATCCGAGGCAGTGCGTGTTCTTTGGCACGACCAACTCTCAGAATGGATATCTCCGCGACATAACCGGTAACCGCCGCTTCTGGACGATTACGACTCCCGGCACCGGCAAATGGAAACCGTGGGAGCTTACTTCGGAGACAGTTCAGCAGATATGGGCGGAGGTGCTGGTGCTGGTCGAGCGAGGCGAAAAACTATATCTCGACGCAAACCTTGAATCCTTTTCTCAGGCGGAACAGCGGAGCGCTATGGAGCAGGATGACCGTGAAGGGCTTGTGTGTGCATACTTGAACCTTCTACTGCCAGAAAATTGGGCTGAGATGGATGTCTATGCAAGGCAGGAATATATCAATGATCCGGACGGTCCTACCCAGCCGAAAGGTACTGTGCGTCGTGACAGCGTCAGCAACCAGGAAATCTGGTGTGAATGCTTCGGCAAACGCAAAGAGGACATCAAGGCATCCGACTCTTTTGCGATCGCGGCGATTATGCTTCGTATCGAAGGCTGGCAAAGAACCGAAGATCGGGAGGTGCAGCCCATATATGGCAGGCAGCGTTTGTATAGGCGAATTGAAGCGTAATTGTGGACAGGCTCATGGGACAAGTTTAACAGCTTGTCCCAGTCCATCAGTCTGTCCAGCCCGTAAAACTCCCGAAATATGGCAAAAACAGAGTATTTGCGGACGGGTGGACAGCTATTTCTATATAGTACAAATAATGATGAATATAAGAGAAAAAGCAATCCCGTCCACGTGTATTTTCGCGCGTATAGAAAATTCTGACCACCTGTCCACGGAGGAAAATGGCATGAGAGAAAAACAGATAGAACAAAAGCTCGTGAAAGCAGTGAAAAACATGGGAGGCATCGCGCCGAAGCTCGTGTGTCCCGGTTTTGACGGAATGCCTGACCGCATCGTCCTTCTTCCGGGTGGTTATATGGCTTTCGTGGAGGTTAAGGCTCCCGGCGAAAAACCGCGTCCATTACAGATGGCGAGACATGGACTGCTTCGTCGGCTCGGCTTCAAGTTGTATGTCCTTGATGATGAACAGCAGATTGGAGGGATTCTTGATGAAATACGAGCCTCATAACTACCAGACCTACGCGACCCGTTACATCGAGGAGCACCCCATTTCCGCCGTTCTCTTGGATATGGGCTTCGGCAAGACGAGTATCACATTGACGGCGCTGAACAACCTTCTGTTTGACAGCTTCGAAGCGCATCGCATTTTAGTAATTGCCCCGCTGAGAGTAGCGCGGGACACATGGACTGCTGAAGCAGATAAGTGGGATCATCTTCAGAACCTCATATGCTCCGCAGCCGTCGGCACCGAGGCAGAACGTCGAGCGGCTCTTATCAAGACTGCAGATATCTATATCATCAACCGAGAAAATGTCCAGTGGCTCATTGAGGATAGTAAACTGCCCTTTAACTATGACACCGTAGTGGTCGATGAGCTGTCCTCCTTCAAAAACTATCAGGCAAAACGATTCCGGGCATTGATGAAGGTGCGGCCAAAAGTCAAGCGCATCATTGGGCTAACCGGCACTCCCAGCAGCAATGGCCTCATGGATTTATGGGCAGAGTTCCGGCTGCTGGACATGGGTGCTCGGCTTGGAAGGTTTATCAGCCACTATCGGCTTGAATACTTCCAGCCAGACAAGCGCAATGGGCAGGTTGTTTTTAACTACAAGCCTCTGCCCGGAGCAGAACAGCGTATCTACGACAAAATAACGGACATCACCATTTCCATGCGCTCCACCGACCTTTTGAAAATGCCGGAGCTGGTCAGCAGCGAATATACCGTCAGGCTCTCCGACGAGGAACGTAAACGGTATGACGGCCTGAAGCAAGATCTGGCCCTACAGCTTCAGGGCAGCGAGATCACCGCCGCAAATGCCGCTGCTCTCACCGGTAAGCTCTGTCAAATGGCAAATGGCGCTATCTATACCGACGATGGCGGTACAGTGAATCTTCATGACCGGAAGCTGGACGCACTGGAGGACATAATTGAAGCCGCTGGTGGAAAGCCGCTGCTGGTGGCGTACTGGTTCAAACATGACCTTGCCCGCATTACAGAGCGGTTGAACAAGCTCCATATTCCGTTCTCCAAGTTGGACAGCTCCGAGAGCATCAAGCGTTGGAACGACGGCGAGCTTCTTGTGGCGCTTATACACCCGGCTTCCGCCGGTCACGGGTTAAACCTTCAAAACGGCGGCTCCTGCATCGTCTGGTTCGGGCTGACATGGTCACTGGAGCTTAACCAGCAGACCAACGCCCGACTCTGGCGACAGGGACAAAGCGCCGAAACGGTTGTGGTGCAGCACATCGTTACCAAAGGCACAATCGACGAGCGGATTCTGAAGGTGTTATCCAAGAAGGATAGCACTCAGGCGGCGCTTATCGACGCGGTGAAAGCCGACCTGCACATCTGAGACAATCAACGACAATCCGTGCCAATCCGAGAGAAATACAAAATATCGGAGGTACAGATTATGAATACCAATTGTGAAAACCTCGCAAACGCCATCATCCTTCAGGCGGCGAAGGATTACCGTAAGGCGCTGCGTACTCTCTCGCTCAACCCGCATAACCGCTCGGCGCAGTATGAATGCCGGAGCCTTGAGCAGTTCTTCCGTTCCGGCTGGTTTGGTGTGCTGACGCAACTTGACCCGGAGTTGCTTATCAGGAAGCTGAAAGCGGAGGTGGCGGCATGACTGTGAAGGAATATCTCGGTCAGGCCTACCGTCTCGACCAGCGTATCAATTCCAAGCTGGAGCAAATCGCCTCGTTGAATGAGCTGGCGACGAAATGCACCTCGATGCTCACGGGTATGCCTCGCAATCCCAATCGCGGCACCTCCACGATGGCTGATGCCGTAGGAAAGATCGTAGACCTACAAGCGGAGATTAACCGCGACATCGACCGGCTCGTTGACCTGAAGCGTGAGATGGTGACGCTCATCAAGGCAGTGAGCAACCCTGAATATCAGACGCTGCTGGAGCTGCGCTACCTGTGCTTCAAAACATGGGAGCAAATTTCGGTCGACATGGGCTACAGCATCCAGCATATCTATCGACTGCGTGAGAAGGCTTACGACGAAATTCATGTGCCTCCCGAAAGATGATAGGTTATGTTAGTAGATGTTCATGCTAAATTCTGATATGCTATACTTAGCGAAACAAGAACGTGAGAGCCTCGTGGGAGCAATCCCCCGGGGCTTTCTTTATGCCTGCAAGGAGGTGAACCGATGCCGTATAAACCCAAGCGCCCCTGTGCCTATCCCGGCTGCGGTCGGCTCGCTGTACGTGAGCAATACTGTGCCGAGCATCAGAAGGTCATGGACAAACAGTACAATCAGTACATGCGTGATCCCAGGTCCAACAAGCGCTATGGTCGTAGCTGGAAACGTATCCGTGACCGCTACATCAAGGCGCACCCTCTATGCGAGCAGTGTCAGAAGCAAGGCAAGCTGACGCCCGCAGAGGAAGTACACCACATCCTTCCGCTCTCCAAAGGCGGCAACAATGAGAAGAGCAATCTTATGGCTCTTTGTAAATCCTGTCACTCCCGAATCACTGTCGAGAGCGGCGACCGGTGGGGAAGGTATAATCTTAACAACTTTTTTAAGCGGACAGCGGCGTGGGGCTTCGTGTTGAAAAACGCACTTTCAAACAAGGTAATAGGCTCAGCCGCAAAGCGAGGTGATATTTTTGGCAAAGGACGGAACAAACAGAGGCGGCGCTCGTATCGGCGCGGGCGCAAAAAAGAAGCCATTAGCCGACAAAATTGCCGAGGGCAATCCCAGCGGCAGAACATTGACGGTCATGGAGTTTTCTGGTGCTACCGACCTTCAAGGTCAGGTAATGCCGGAGCCGAACAAGATGCTCGAAGCTGTCCAGAAGGACGGCAAGACGCTGGTCGCCGGTGAAATTTACAAAAACACATGGACATGGCTCAACGAGCGCGGCTGCGCGGCACTGGTCTCTCCGCAGCTTCTGGAGCGCTACGCCATGAGCGTCGCCCGCTGGATTCAGTGTGAGGAAGCGGTCACAGCTTACGGCTTTCTGGCGAAGCACCCGACGACGGGCAACGCCATTCAAAGTCCGTATGTAGCTATGGGACAGAATTACATGAACCAGACGAACCGCCTGTGGTATGAGATTTTCCAGATCGTAAAGGAAAACTGCACCGGCGAGTACAGCGGCGCGAATCCGCTGGACGACGTTATGGAGCGCCTGCTCAAAGCGAGGCGAGGCAAATGAATATACAAACCTTAAAGCTGTCGGAGCTGAATCCGGCAAAATACAATCCGCGCAAAGAACTGCGTCCCGGCGACGCGGAGTTTGAGAAGCTCAAGCGTTCTATTGAGAGCTTTGGCTATGTGGAGTTGATCGTTGTCAACGAAGCGACCGGCTTTACCGTCATCTCCGGGCATCAGCGGCTTTCTGTTTTGAAGGCACTTGGCTATGAGAGCGTGGAATGCGTCGTGGTGAGCTTGGATGTCGTTCACGAAAAGGCGCTAAACATCGCCATGAACAAAATCTCCGGTGAGTGGGATACGAAAAAGCTCGAAAACCTGCTTTCAGATTTGAAAGCCGAGGACTTTGACGTAACGCTGACCGGCTTCGACACCAGTGAGATAGGGCTAATGCTCGGCGTCGATGATGAGATCGTGCAGGACGTTGTGCCTAACGTGGCGCTGGACGCGGCGCCGATATGCCGCCCCGGAGACGTTTGGCGGCTTGGTCGACACCGTTTGCTCTGCGGCAGCAGTACAGACAAGAGCAATGTTGCTCGACTGATGGATGGTCAGCACAGCAAGCTGCTCTTTACATCTCCTCCCTACAGCGATATGCGAACCTACAACGGAGATAAAGAACTGTCGGTTGAGAGCATCGCACAGTTCCTTCCATGTTATGAACCCTTCACAGCGCTGCAGGCAGTCAATCTCGACATACAGCGTAAGGACGGCGAGGTTTATCCCTACTGGAACGTATACATCGACGCGGCGAAGCAGGTCGGTCTGAAATTGCTGGCATGGAATGTGTGGGATAAGCTGACCTGCGGTAGCGTCGGGCAGCAGAGCGCGATGATACCGATTCGGCACGAGTGGATTTTCTGCTTTGGAAAAGAGCCGGTGTCAGTGAATCCAACTTGGCGCAAAAAGGAAGCCAGCATCTACTCCGGTGGTCGCTACAACAAAATCCGTCAGGCGGACGGCTCATTCCGGATTGCGCGGCGCGGTAATGAGACCGGCGCGTTTAAAAAGATGGAGAGCCTGCTGGAGTTGCCGGAGCAGACCAGTCTGGAATCGGTCACCAAGCAGCTCAGTGAAAAAGGCAAGATTCGCGCTGAGCACCCCGCCACTTTCCCTGTGGCTCTGCCGTCGGAATACATCGTCGCGTTCACAGACGAAAACGACATCGTGGTCGAACCCTTTGGCGGCGCAGGTACGACGCTTATCGCCTGTGAGCAGCTTAACCGCACCTGCTTCATTATGGAACTCGACGCGCACTACTGCGACGTCATCATAAAACGCTGGGAAAATTTCACCGGCTGTAAGGCCGAGAAAAAGGAGTAATGATATATGACTACATATAAAACAGCCGAAAGCGTCTGTATGGGTCACCCGGATAAACTCTGCGACCTGATTGCGGACAGCATTCTTGACGCATGTCTCAGAAAAGACAAATCCTCTCGCGTCGCCTGCGAGGTCATGGCGACAAAGGGGAAAATCATCGTTGCGGGCGAGATCACCTGCGACGGTAAGGTCGATATCCGCTGGGAGGTGCGCGAGGCGCTTCGCAAAGTGGGCTACAATCCGTGGCGCTTCACGGTTTTCGTGTTTGTCCATAAACAGAGCAAGGACATTGACGCCGGAGTGACGACCGCACTGGAAGCGCGTAACGGTAGCAAGGAGCGCTACGTTTCTATCGGCGCTGGCGATCAGGGTACCGTTTACGGTTATGCCACTGATGAAACACGCGAGAAGCTCCCACTCCCGTTGGTGCTGGCGCATCGTATTTGCAGGCGCGTGGATACTGTTTGCAAGGATAAAATCGTGAAGGGGCTTCTGCCGGACGGCAAGGCGCAGGTCACGGTCGAATATGAGGACGGAAAGCCCAAGCGCGTGAAAACCATCATAGTTTCCGTTCAACATGAAGCCAGCAAGACGCAGGAACAGCTCTACTCCGACATCAAGCAAAATGTGCTATGGCAGTGCTTTGAGGATTTTCCCTTTGATGATGCCACCGAAATCCTCGTCAATCCCTCCGGGCGCTTCGTCGAGGGTGGACCCGCAGCCGATACTGGGCTGACCGGTAGAAAGCTGATGGTAGATACCTATGGTGGGCTGGCGCTGCACGGCGGCGGCGCGTTCAGCGGTAAAGACCCGACGAAGGTCGACCGCAGTGGCGCTTACATGGCGCGGTACATCGCAAAGAACATCGTCTGGAGCGATCTTGCAAAGGAATGCGGGGTTGCTCTTTCTTATGCCATTGGCAAGGCTGACCCCGTCGCAGTGAGCGTTGACTCCTTCGGCACGAGCGAGCTCACCAACGAGCAGCTCTGTGAAATCGTGAAGTCTGTGTTCAACCTGCGTCCGGCGGCGATCATCGAAAAGTTGCGTCTGCGCAACGCCATCTACAAGGACACTGCAACCTATGGGCATTTCAACTCGTGCCTGTTCCCGTGGGAGGACACCAGCATGGAGTTATACAAAGAGCTGAGAAAGGCGGCGCAGAAATATGCAGATAGAAAAGTTGAAGGTTGAGCAGCTTATTCCCGCCGACTACAATCCGCGTAAGGATTTAAAGCCCGGTGACCCGGAATACGACAAGCTGAAGCGCTCCATCGAGCAATTCGGCTATGTGGAACCGCTCATCTGGAATAAGACCACCGGCAGAGTAGTCGGTGGCCACCAACGGTTGAAGGTACTCATCGATTTGGGTATCACTGAAGTTGAGTGTGTTGTGGTCGAGCTGCCGGAAGATAAAGAGAAAGCTCTCAACATCGCGCTGAATAAGATTTCCGGCGAATGGGATAAAGAAAAGCTGGCACTGCTCATTGAGGACCTGCAGGGTGCGGACTTCGATGTATCGCTAACAGGCTTCGACCCTGCCGAGCTGGATGATCTATTCAAGGATAGTATCAAAGACGGCATACACGACGATGATTTTGATGTAGACGCAGAGCTAAAGGAGCCGCCAATCACCAAACTCGGTGATGTCTGGACGCTCGGGCGGCACCGGCTAGTCTGCGGAGATTCTACGAAAGCGGACACCTTTGATTTGCTGATGGCCGGAGCAAAAGCTAACCTCGTCATCACCGACCCACCGTACAATGTCAACTACGAAGGCAGCGCAGGAAAGATCAAGAACGACAATATGGAAAACGATGCCTTTTATAACTTCCTGCTTGCTGCTTTTCAGAACACCGAAGCGGTCATGGCAGACGATGCCAGTATATATGTGTTCCATGCGGACACCGAAGGATTGAACTTCCGCCGCGCTTTTGACGACGCGGGGTTTTACCTCTCCGGCTGCTGTATCTGGAAGAAGCAGTCTCTGGTGCTGGGGCGCTCTCCGTATCAGTGGCAGCACGAACCGGTCCTTTACGGTTGGAAGAAAAACGGAAAACATCAGTGGTACACCGGACGCAAGGAAACCACCATCTGGGAATTCGATAAGCCTAAGAAAAATGGCGACCACCCGACCATGAAGCCGATTCCGCTCTTGGCATACCCGATTATGAACAGCAGCATGCGCAACACGCTAGTACTTGATCCTTTTGGCGGCAGCGGTTCTACCCTCATCGCATGCGAGCAAACCAACCGTTCCTGTTATACCATTGAGCTTGATGAGAAATTCTGTGATGTTATCGTCAAACGCTACATAGAGCAAGTCGGCACGGCGAACAAGGTAAGCGTGCAGCGTGACGGTGTGCTCTACTTCTATGCGGAAGTAACCGCAAATGGGTAAACTTTGCTTTCCGGCATTGTTTTATCTACACAAGAAACCGCCAAATAATAGGTACAGTATTTTACACAAAAATCGCATAAAACCGTTGCTATATAAGCGGTTTAAAGTGATTAATGTATGTACCGAAGCTGAATAAATTCGGCTCAAAGAAAGGCGGTATGGAAAATGAAACTAAACTACAATGTTACAGGAATTGAACGCAAAGCACTGGTTGGAGCAATCAGCACGGCGCTGGGCATACCAACCCAACACCTCGGAGCACCATCCTTTGCTTACGAAATTGGCGGATACCACATCGACAAGGACGGAACGCTTACGGGTCCTGATAACCTTGACTTGGAGGATGCGCTCCATCTAGTGGGTTTTGACGCAGACAGCGACAGTCGCGAGTATGATGAAAATTACACCTACGAAAGCGGGCTTGGCGGTATGGGTGCGCTTGACGAGCTCCCGGACATTGACCAGCACCATCCCGGGCGGTACGTCAACCCCAATGCACCCATTACCGACACCATGCAGAGACAACTGGATGAAATGATTGTCTTTGAGGACCTGAGGATGGACGGTCGCGAAGAATTGGGTCTGGGCCGTACCCGCCGTGAGAACTTCCAGGGTGAAAACGGAATGCAGGCAAGTGATGTGCCTGAACCTGATGACGACATCGGATTAGTAATTGAGATGCCGCGTTCCTCCATCTCCGACACGGCACTAGACAACCTCAAGCGGCTGGTGGAAAGCAAAGCGCCGCTCATCAAGAAGGCACTCGGTGCAGACAGCTTGGAAATCGAGCTCACCGACGAACTGATTCGCTTCCCTTGGTTTGAATGCATTCCGGAGTCGAAGGTCATCAACGCGACCACATGCTTTATTGAAAAGATGCTTGACGCAGCCAAAAGCCAGAAACGTGTGACCGCCAAGGAAAAGGAAACGGGCAATGAGAAGTACTCTTTCCGCTGCTTCCTCCTACGCCTTGGCTTCATAGGTGATGAGTACAAGGAAACGCGCCGGGTACTCCTTCGTAACCTGACCGGCAGTGCAGCATTTCGCTCGGGAGCCAAGAAAGGCTTAAGCGCGGATGAGCTTGACACATCCACTGACGGCCATACGGAAGTAGAAACAGTAAAAAATCTGCTGACCGGAGAGGAGGCGGCTAACGATGAGATTTCCGAGTAAAGAAATAGTCGAACGCATCCGACGCCAGTTTCCGGTCGGTTGTCGTGTGGAGCTTCTTCGTATGGACGACATGCAGGCTCCACCCGTCGGTACCAAGGGTACCGTAACCGGTGTGGACGACACGGGCTCCGTGATGGTTAACTGGGATAACGGCAGTAGACTGAATGTGGTCTACGGCGAGGATTTATGCCGGAAAATTGAAATGTAACTAAAAGGTTCGAGAACAGTGCCGGAAACGGCTCTGTATCTCGTGTTAATAGGTTTTGACGGACTGCCGATGGCGGTCTTTTATTTTGCCCATGAGGAGGTGGCGGATACGAGAAAACTGAAAAAATATGCACCTACAAGGTTTATAGCTTCCGATTCGTATTACGACAAAGCCACCGCCGATTATGCCGTTGCTTTTATCGAAGCTCTTTCACATACCAAAGGTACGTGGGCCGGTAAACCTTTTGAGCTTATCGACTGGCAGGAGCAGATTATTCGTGACATCTTTGGAACACTCAAACCCAATGGCTATCGGCAATTCAATACCGCCTATGTGGAAATCCCGAAGAAGATGGGTAAATCAGAGCTTGCCGCCGCTGTGGCACTCCTGCTCACTTGTGGCGACGGAGAAGAACGCGCCGAGGTTTACGGATGTGCCGCAGACCGAAATCAGGCGTCCATCGTGTTCAATGTGGCGGCAGATATGGTGCGAATGTGTCCGGCACTCTCCAAACGCGTCAAAATACTGGATGCAACGAAACGGCTTATCTATCAGCCGACCGGGAGCATCTATCAGGTGCTGTCCGCCGATGTTGGAAACAAACATGGTTTTAATACCCACGGCGTCGTTTTTGACGAGCTGCATACCCAGCCGAACCGAAAACTATTTGATGTTATGACTAAGGGCAGCGGTGATGCGAGAATGCAGCCGCTGTATTTTTTAATTACTACCGCCGGAGATAACCAGAACAGCATCTGCTGGGAGGTGCATCAGAAGGCGCTGGATATCATAGACGGCAGGAAACATGACCCGACTTTCTACCCGGTCATCTATGGTGCATCGCCGGAGGATGATTGGGCAGACCCTAAGGTATGGAAAAAGGCAAACCCTTCTCTCGGCATTACGGTGACCATGGATAAGGTCAAAGCAGCTTTTGAATCAGCAAGACAGAATCCCGCAGATGAGAACAGCTTTCGACAGCTCCGCTTGAACCAGTGGGTTAAACAGGCTGTACGCTGGATGCCTATGGACAAATGGGATGCATGTGCTTTTACAGTTGACCCGGAAGCCTTACGAGGCCGCGTCTGCTATGGCGGCCTTGACCTTTCCTCTTCTACCGATATTACTGCTTTTGTGCTGGTTTTCCCGCCAATGGACGAGGATGACAAGTATGCCGTGCTTCCGTTCTTCTGGATACCGGAAGACAACATCGATTTGCGTGTGCGCAGAGACCATGTGAATTATGACGTGTGGAAAAAACAAGGCCATTTGCAAACCACCGAAGGCAATGTCGTCCATTACGGATACATTGAAAAGTTCATTGAGCAGCTTGGAGAAAAATACAACATCCGTGAAATTGCTTTTGACCGCTGGGGCGCTGTGCAGATGGTGCAGAACCTTGAGAGCATGGGTTTCACAGTTGTTCCCTTCGGTCAGGGTTTTAAGGATATGAGCCCTCCCACAAAAGAACTGATGAAACTAACTCTGGAACAGAAACTTGCCCACGGCGGTCATCCCGTTCTTCGCTGGATGATGGATAACATCTATATCCGCACCGACCCGGCAGGCAATATAAAAGCGGACAAAGAAAAATCCACAGAGAAAATCGACGGCGCAGTCGCCACCATTATGGCGCTGGACCGGGCAATACGGTGCGGCAATGTTACGAGCGAAAGCGTGTATGACACACGCGGACTGCTCATTTGGTAAGGAGGTAAAAGCATATGGGACTATTTCAATCCATATTTAAAGCCCGTGACAAGCCCCAAAATCTCGGCGGCTCCAGCTTTCTGTGGGGCAGCTCGACTGCCGGTAAGGTGGTCAATGAGCGCACAGCGATGCAGATGACCGCCGTTTACTCCTGTGTACGCATTCTGTCAGAGGCAATCGCGGGACTGCCGTTGTTTTTATACAAATACGGTGCAGACGGCAGCAAGGAGAAGTATCTCGACCATCCGCTCTGGCGCGTCTTGCATGACGAGCCGAATCCGGAGATGACGAGCTTCGTGTTCCGCGAAACCATGATGAATCACCTGCTGCTGTCCGGCAACGCCTATGCGCAGATTATTCGCAACGCCCGTGGCGAGGTCGTGGCGCTTTACCCGCTCATGCCCAACCGCATGACGGTTGACCGCGATTCGGCCGGGAGGCTCTACTACCGCTACATAAAGAACTGCGACGACGCACCGGAGGTCGGCAAGAACAAGCAGTCGGAGGTCATTCTCTCGCCCAGTGACGTGCTTCATGTGCTGGGGCTTGGCTACGACGGTCTTGTCGGATACTCGCCCATAGCTATGGCGAAAAACGCTGTGGGCTTGGCGATGGCTGCCGAGGAATATGGTGCGAAGTTCTTTGCAAACGGCGCGGCTCCGTCCGGCGTTCTGGAGCACCCCGGTACAATTAAAGATCCGGAACGCATCCGGCAAAGCTGGCAGTCCACCTTCGGCGGCAGTTCAAACAGCAACAAGATCGCTGTGCTGGAGGAAGGGTTAAAATACACGCCCATTGCTATCTCGCCGGAACAGGCACAATTCCTCGAAACACGCAAGTTCCAAATCAATGAAATCGCTCGAATTTTCAGGGTGCCGCCGCATATGCTGGCTGACCTCGAAAAGTCGAGCTTTTCTAATATTGAGCAACAGTCGCTGGAGTTCGTGAAATACACGCTCGACCCTTGGGTCATCCGTTGGGAGCAAGCAATGAATAAGTCGCTTCTGCTTGAAAGCGAAAAGCGCGATGTGTTCACAAAATTCAATGTGGATGGGCTGCTTCGTGGCGATTACGCCAGTCGTATGACAGGTTACGCTACAGCGCGGCAGAACGGCTGGATGTCTGCCAACGATATAAGACAGCTTGAAAACCTCGACCGGATACCATCGGAGCTCGGCGGTGACCTTTACCTTATAAACGGATCAATGACCAAATTGCAGGACGCAGGTGCGTTCGCAAATACAACTTCAACAGAAACGGAGGAAAAACCTGATGGACAAAACAAAACGAAGTCCCACAAAGGCGCGTGACAAAACGCACTTCTGGAATTGGGCCAACGACGAGGAATCAGGCGCCCGCACCCTTTACCTCGACGGTACTATCGCGGACGAAAGCTGGTGGGATGATGATATCACCCCGCGAATGTTCAAGGACGAGCTCATGTCCGGAGACGGAGATATCGTCGTGTGGATTAACTCTCCCGGCGGCGACTGCGTGGCGGCAAGTCAGATCTATACCATGCTCATGGACTACACCGGCAATGTCACGGTGAAGATTGATGGCCTCGCAGCAAGCGCAGCGTCGGTCATCGCCATGGCTGGTACGGAGGTGCTCATGGCTCCCACAGCGCTCATGATGATTCATAATCCGCTGACCGTGGCTATTGGCGACACGGAGGAAATGCAGAAAGCCATTGCCATGTTGGACGAGGTCAAAGAATCCATTATCAACGCCTACGAGATCAAGTCCGGGCAGTCTCGTGCAAAAATCTCGCATCTCATGGACGGCGAAACCTGGATGAACGCAAACAAGGCTGTGGAGCTCGGTTTTGCGGACGGCATCCTGACCGACGCAAAACGCGATCACAGCGACGATGTAGTGTTCGCTTTCTCCCGCAGGGCTGTCACCAATTCTCTCATGAATAAGCTCATACCCAGACCTGCTCCGAAAGCGGAAAAGAAGCCGGATGCGCCTGCTGGCGTGTCTATCACCGAGGCTATGCAGAAACTGCAAGCCCGTAAATACATTTAATGGAGGTATTTCTACTATGAAAAAGGTACTTGAACTGCGCGAAAAGCGCGCAAAGGCGTGGGACGCGGCAAAGGCGTTCCTTGACGCAAGGGCGAAGGACGGCGTCCTCTCTGCCGAAGACAATGCCACTTATGAAAAAATGGTGGCGGATGTAGACGCGATGGCGCGTCAGATCGCTATTGAGGAGGACCGCGTGGCTCGTGACGCTGCGATGGCACAGCCCACCAGCACTCCGCTCACCGGCAAGCCTACCGATGGCAGTGTCAAGTCCACTCGTCCGAGAGCTACTGCGGAGTACAAGGAGGATTTCGGTCGTGCTCTTCGCGGTAAAGCCCTGCTTCACAATGTGATGAGCGAAGGAATCGACGCAGACGGCGGCTTCCTCGTGCCGGAGGAGTTCGAAGCTCAGATTGTAACCGGTTTGGAGGAAACAAATGTCATCCGTACCATCGCAAAGGTAATCAAGACCTCTGCCGAACGCAAAATCCCCATCGCTGCGACCCACTCCATCGCACAGTGGACTCCCGAAAATTCTACTTACACTGAGAATAATCCGACCTTCGCCCAGAAGACCATCGATGCTTTCAAGCTGACCGACCTTGCGAAAGTCAGCATCGAACTGCTTCAGGACTCCATGTTCGATCTTGAAAGCTACATTGCAAACGAATTCTCCCGCGCTTTCGGTGTCGCTGAAGAGGAAGCGTTCTGCATCGGCTCCGGCAGCGGTCAGCCTACGGGCATTTTCACCGCAAACGGCGGCACCGTGGGTGTGACGGCTGGTAGCCCCACCGCAATCACTGTGGACAACCTCATCGACCTTATCTACGCGCTGAAATCTCCCTATCGCAGAAACGCTGTTTTCCTCATGCGCGACGTCACGGTTTCCGCGCTGCGCAAGTTGAAGGATGGCAACGGCGCGTATCTTTGGCAGCCCAGCGTACAGGCGGGTCAGCCCGATAGACTACTTGGCTATCCTCTGTATACCAGCCCGTATGTTCCCGTTGCGGAGGCGAATGCCTTGCCTATCGCTTTCGGCGACTTCCAGAACTACTGGATTGCCGATCGCATGGGCAGAACCGTACAGCGCCTGAACGAGCTTTATGCCGGTAACGGTCAGGTTGGCTTCCTTGCCACCGAGCGTGTGGACGGCAAGGTCATCCTGCCAGAGGGCATCCAGCTTCTGAAGATGGGATCGTGACGGTATAAGTAACTACAGCACTAAGAACTATACTGAGCAGGGCGGCGAGAAAACCGTCATCGGCGATACGCTTGAAATCAAGGAGGGAGCTTCGGTAACGGGGTTTCCCTCCTCCTTTACTCCCGCTGAAAACCAGTCAACCTCAACAGCTACAACCATTGCCGGGCTTGTTGCTGATTTCAATGCACTGCTGTCAAAACTCAAGGCAACCGGTCTGATGGCGGCGGACAGTTAGAAATAATGAAAGGACGGTGGCGGTATGACGCTGCTTGAAAAAGTAAAGGCAAACCTTATTCTTGAGCACACGGCGGACGATGAACTCCTGCAGATGTATATCACTGCCGCCGTATCCTATGCCGAAAGCTATCAGCACCTTCCGGAAAATTTCTACAAAGACAATCCGATGCCGCCTACCACAGAGCAGGCCGTCATCATGCTGTCGTCCCATTTTTATGAAAGCCGGGACGGCAGCACGGGCGGCTTTTTCGCCGACAATGTGCAGGCCGGACAGCAGGTATGGAATACGGTCAACCTTCTTCTTAAACTTGACCGGGATTGGAAGGTATGAAAATTGAAAGCGGGGTTTCAATTATGAGTTTTGGAAAGATGAATACCTTCATTGATATTATCTCAACCGAACCAACGAAGGATGCTGACGGTTTTGTCAATCATGGCGATACTGTTCTTGCGTCAGTCAGGGCGTATTTTGAGCAGAAAAACTCTACGGAAAAGTGGCGCAATATGGCACAGTCAGATGAGGTGAATGCATTGTTCCGTCTTCGCACTATCCCCGGTCTTGAACTCAACAACCGCCACGTTATCGTCTGCGAGGGCAAACGCTACAACATATACTCGGTTGAAAATGTAAAAGGTCGCGGAATGTATCTTGAAGTATTGGCGGTGAGTGCCAATGGCTAAGATGGACTTCAAAATGCCGGAGGAATTCCTGCTCAAAGTATCAAGATTGGCTGAAAAAACCGACGAGATCGTGCCGAAGGTTCTGGAAGCCGGTGCCAAAGTTGTATACGACAAGGTTAAAAGCAACCTTTCTTCTGTGATAGGCAAAAACACGAAGATTGAAAGCCGATCCACAGGCGAACTTGAATCGGCGCTTGGCGTATCTCCGGCGAAGCAGGACAGGGACGGTAATTTTAATGTGAAGATAGGCTTTGCAGAACCACGTTCTGACGGCGGCAGTAATGCCAAAATTGCGAACATTCTTGAATATGGCAAGCACGGCCAGCCTCCGAAGCCTTTCCTGAAACCTGCCAAGAGTAAATCAAAAGATGCTTGTATCGAGGCTATGACCAATAAGTTGGAAAGCGAGATTAATAAGCTATGAGTATATTATCCGAACTTAACACGCTGTTTAAAACCGCAAATACCCCTGTCGAAACAGGCATCTTCAGCGGTGTGCCGCCTGATGAATACCTGGTGCTGACCCCGCTTACTGACACCTTTGCTGTTTTCGGAGACAATAAGCCGCTTGCGGATATCAATGAAGCCAGAATATCGCTGTTCAGCAAAAACAACTATCTTCAAAGAAAAAATCAGCTTGTGAGATTGCTTCTCCAGGCTGATTTTGTTATTACCGACCGCCGGTACATTGGACACGAGGATGACACCGGCTATCACCATTACGCCATCGATGTGGCGAAAAACTACGAATTGGAGGAATAACAAATGGCTACGATCGGATTAGATAAACTCTACTATTCCAAAATCACAGAGGATTCGAGCGGCAATGAAACCTACGGCACGCCCATTCAGCTTGCAAAAGCGATGAAGGCGGATCTGTCGGTCGAGCTTGCTGAGGCGACGCTTTATGCTGACGACGGCCCCGCCGAGGTCGTGAAGGAATTCAAAAGCGGTACCCTCTCCCTTGGCATCGATGATATCGGCGTTACGGCCGCAGAGGATCTGACGGGCGCAAAGCTTGACGACAATCACGTCGTGGTGTCCGGCAGCGAGGACGGCGGTACTCCCGTTGCCGTAGGCTTCCGTGCAAAAAAGGCAAACGGTAAGTACCGATATTTTTGGCTTTACAGGGTAAAGTTCGGTATTCCGGCGACCAACCTTGCCACAAAGGGCGACAGCATCACCTTCTCCACCCCAACTATCGAAGGTACTGTGTTCCGCCGCAATAAAATTGACGGAAACGGCAAGCACCCGTGGAAGGCCGAGGTCAACGAGGATGATACAAGCGTACCGGCTTCCGTTATCAACGGCTGGTACACGCAGGTCTACGAGCCTGTGTTCACAGCGCAGACCGGAGGTGAAGCCTAATGGCTGACGAAAGAAGCACTAAAATTACCATCGGAGGTGCGGAGTATGAGATGCTCCTCACCACAAAAGCAACGAAGGAAATCGCGGGACGCTACGGTGGGCTTTCCAATCTCGGCGAAAAGCTGATGAAAAGCGAGAATTTCGAGATGGCTCTCGATGAAATCGTATGGCTTATCACGCTGCTGGCCAATCAGTCGGTACTGGTTCACAATCTGAAAAATCCCGCAAAAAAGCGTGAGCTGCTCACGGAGGAAGCTGTCGAACTGCTCACTTCGCCCTTCGAGCTTTCGGATTACAAAAATGCCATCATGGACGCCATGTATAAAGGCATGAAGCGCCATGTGGAAAGCGAGGATGATAGCGTCACCGGAGGTGCTGCGTTAAAAAACGCACCGGTCGGGTAGAGCGACAGCGTCAGTGTTCTGACGCGGAGTTGTTTGCCCGGCTGATTTTTTATGGAACGACCCTGCTCGGTCGGGCGGAGTCCGAAGTGTGGCTGATGCCAATCGGACATCTGCTCGATCAGTGGGAAATATACAAGCAGTTTAACGGTTTGGCAAAACCGAAACGTGAGTATTACATCGACGAAATCATACCAAACGGCATCTGAGGAGGTGGTGAGATATGGCGGATAATTTCGGCTTGAAAATCGGTGTCGAGGGTGAAAAGGAATTTAAAAAGGCACTCTCCGATATCAACCAGTCATTTAAGGTTCTCGGCTCAGAAATGAAGCTGGTCGAGTCCGAATTCGGCAAAAACGAAAACAGCGTCCAATCCCTCACCGCCAAGAATGAGGTGCTGACCAAGCAGATCGACGCACAGAAAGATAAAATTGAAACGCTCCGCAAGGCGCTGCAGAACGCCTCCGACTCTTTCGGCGAAAATGACCGCCGCACTCAGCAGTGGGTCGTTCAGCTGAATAACGCACAGGCCGAACTCAACGGTATGGAGCGTGAACTTAAGGACAATGAAAAGGCTCTGGACGATGTGGCCGACAACTTTAACGATGCCGAGAAGCAAGCTGACCAATTCGGAAACGAGCTTGACAAAACAGGCAAAGATGCAGATTCGGCCAGCGGTAAGTTTGAAAAACTCGGTTCCGTGGTTAAAGGAATCGGCGCAGCTATGGGTGTGGCTTTCGCCGCTGTCGGAACCGCCGCAATCAGCGCGGGTAAAGCTCTCGTGGATATGACCGTGGAAGCCGCCGCTTATGCGGATGAAATGCTGACCCAATCCACCGTGACAGGCATGTCGGTTGAGAACTTGCAGGCATACAGTTACGCCGCCGATTTGGTGGATGTGTCGCTCGACACGCTGACCGGCTCTATGGCCAAGAACGTCAAGTCGATGGCGAGCGCAGCGGACGGCTCCGCAAAATACGCCGACGCATACGCACGGCTTGGTGTATCGGTTACTGATGCCAACGGTAATCTACGCGACAGCGAGGATGTTTACTGGGAGGTTATCGACGCGCTTGGTAATGTCTCCAATGAAACAGAGCGTGACGCGCTCGCCATGCAGCTCTTTGGCAAAAGTGCGCAGGACTTGAATCCTCTTATCGCCCAAGGCAGTGAGGGTATTGCCGCGCTGACCGAGGAAGCGAAACGCATGGGCGCTGTTCTCTCAGAAGAAAGCATTGCCAAACTCGGTGCCTTCGACGACTCCGTTCAGCGGCTGAAGCAAGGCTCGGAAGCCGCGAAACGTGTGATGGGTACTGTACTTCTTCCGCAGCTGCAGACACTTGCGGACGAGGGTACTACATTGCTTGGCGACTTCACTTCCGGCTTGGTGGAGGCAGGAGACGATTTTGACAAGATAAGCGAGGTCATCGGCAATACAGTCGGCGGTCTTGCCGACATGATTATGGAGCATCTCCCCAAAATCATACAGGTCGGCATGGACATCGTCATGGCTATCGTAAATGCAATTGTAGAAAATCTGCCGACCATTGTGGAATGCGCCTCCTCTATCGTCATGACTCTGCTCGAAGGCTTGATCGAAGCTCTGCCCGCCATTACGGAAGGCGCTCTGCAGCTTGTTCTTACACTGGTTCAAGGAATCATCGACAATCTGCCGGCCATTATAGAAGCCGCAATTCAGATGATTGTGACACTGGCGATGGGTATCGCGGATGCTTTGCCGGAACTGATTCCTTCCATTGTTGAGGCAATCCTCCTGATTGTTCAGGTGCTGCTCGACAATATGGACAAAATCCTCGAAGCCGCCTTCGCCATTATAAAAGGGCTGGCGGAGGGACTTATAAACGCACTGCCGGAACTGATTGACGCGCTGCCCGAAATCATAACCTCCATTATCGATTTCATCACGGACAATCTGCCGGAAATCATCGAAATGGGCATCGAGCTCACCGTTCAGCTTGCTGCCGGACTGATTCAAGCCATTCCGCAGCTTGCGGCGAAACTGCCGGAAATCATCGCTGCCATCGTGACCGGCCTCGGAAAGGCGGTCGGCGCTGTGTTTGAAATCGGCAAGAACATCGTGACAGGCTTATGGGAAGGCATCAAGTCCCTCGGTTCCTGGATCAGCGACAAGGTTTCCGACTTCTTTTCCGGCATTGTTGACGGTGCAAAATCTCTTCTTGGAATCAACTCGCCGTCAAAGGTGTTTGCAAGAATCGGCGAAAATATGGGCCTCGGTATCGGCGAGGGCTTCACCGACGCCATGAAGGGCGTTGAAAAAGATATCGCAGACGCGATCCCCACCGACTTCGACCTTGATATGAATACCGGCATCCATAAAGTGATGAACGACACCTCACTTGACGTGAAGAAAACTGTAGAGCATACGGGAGTTATCCGGGTTGAAGGTGTAAATTCCACCGGTGAAATGACCTCTGTCGTAGATATTATCATTGACAGGCTCAGACAGGAGGTGCGCGTATGAGTTATCTGAAAAATACAGCGACCAATGAAATCATTACACGCTTTGTGAGCCTTCGAAAAACGCAGGAGGTCATACGCACGGTGCAGACCGCCCTTGACGGGACGGAGTATTTGACCCGTTTCGGCTCTCCGACTGTGCATTATGAGCTGACGCTCTATGTGGATGAAGCTGGGAAAGCCTCGCTGATGTCAGCCGAAGATAGCGTTCCGCTGCTTGAGTGCTCGGTAAGACAGGGGCTATTTACCGGAAGAATTATTGAACTCGGAGATTTTGATTATCAGGCGGCGGGCTGGTATAAGGTCACAGCCACTCTTGCGGCGGAAAGCGAGGTGAGCGACCCATGAGAAGCATTCCAACAGCGCTGAAAGAAAAACTTGCTAACCGCTTCAAGGTAGAAAACACGAACAGCATGGCAAAGCTCCGCGTGGTAGCCACGCAAACCTCCGTCAACTCGCTGCTCTCCGAGCCGATTCACGAAGATATCGCTCCCTCTCTCGGCGATGTAGCCGTGCGCCAGACAGCCGGAGAATCCGATTTGTCTCTTGCATATGCCATCTGTTTGGACGGCAGTGTCGCCAAGGTATATAAACGAAAGCTTCCAGCTGGCATGGAGTATCCGTGGGAGTACCAGTGGACGCTCGGTGCGGCGACGGATGTGGCGATTGAATTCAACGGCGTGTGGAAAATGAACGCCGAAAAGGAATGGTATTACCTTCAAACCGAGGAGTACCCGTATATCTTTTATGTTCGAAACGGCAATCTTTATGTTCAAATTTGGAATGACAGCGAAAATGCGGCGCTACTCGCTACCGGCGTTTCTCAAGTTTCATCCTGCAAGGGCTGGCAATCCAGTGTTGAACCGGACCTTGACCAAGGCTTGATCATCGGCTACCTCAAGAGCGGCTCGGTATATTACCGTGCGCTCTGCTGTCAGGAAAACGGAAGCTACGTCTGGGAAGCGGAGCATGAAGTCACGCCGCTTGGTACGGGCAACACGACGCTGTCGGTTATCCGCACCAACGATTTCCGTATTGGGTTCCTCACGCATAATAATGGCCGGATGCTGCTATCGCTGACGCACCGCAACTATGCCGGAATGAGCGTCCGGCCGGAAACGGTTCACATCAACGCCTCCAATGTAAGAATGTGGATTTCTGATATAACCGAACTGGTCACACTGAACAAGGAGTACGCATCCGGGAATACCGCCTATCCCTATGTTCTGCTGGATAAACCGGACACCGAAGAAATCTCCGTGGTTTCGGTGGAAAAACTGAACCGCGATACGAGTTTCTTTTGCTATGGCTTTAAAATTCATCTCACAAAACCTTTGAGTGGAAGTATTGATGTGGGATTTCCGGCGAAATGCAGTCTCTCCGTTCCCGGTGTGACCGTTACCTCCGCTTCCTATGACAGCGAGGAACAGGCTCTTGTTCTGTATACGAGCGCTGATATCCGCAGGACGGTAGCCGTGACCATAACGATGCCGGAATACCGCTCGCTCTGGTATTACAAACTCGGAACACAAAGATGGTTTTTGCCCACTCTGAGTGCAGTCGCCGCTGCAGACACTTTCGACTACTTCACTTATGAAAACGAGACAGCGGCCATATCTACAATATCGGCGGGAGCTTGGATTGACGAAGCTGTATTCGCGGATTGTTACCAGCCTGCGCATACGGCTCTCATTGCGGTTGTGGCTTCGTCTGTAAGCCTGCAGCCTGTTTCCACATTACCGATTTAGTGAGGTTAAGTTTGAAAGATAAATCTTTCAAACTATGAGTTTTAGGCTTTTCGGACAAAGTCCGAAATTTCGCTGGCGCGAAATCGCCCAAAACGTCAAAGAAAGGAAAAGTGATTTTTAAAATGAAGATACAACAACGAGCCGTTCTTCACAACCGGTTTGATGTAAAAGTAGTCGATGCCCAAAGCGGCAAAGTCAAGCAGACGGCGGTCGGCTTCAACGTCATTACTAACTATTATTTCAACAGCAGGCTAACTGGTTCACCACTAAGTAAAACGTCAGATTTATTTCGGTATATTGCTATTGGCACCGGAACGGGAACACCCGCCGTTACGGATACCGCCCTTTTTTCGCATCTGACGCGCAAAGCCGTTACGACGCTGGAAACAGTCTATGAATATCCGACATCGCACACGACAAAGCAGATCAAACTGGAGGCGACGGAATGCAACGGTTCCACCATTACCGAAGTGGCGCTCGAAGGTTATTATAGCAGCACCTTTTCAACCTATTATTACATCATGTCCCACGCCATGCTGCAGGACTCCGAAGGGAACCAGATCGCCATCGCCAAGACTGATACTGACGTGGTTTACATTACTGCCACTTTTTATGCCACTTGCACTCCGTCTGGTTTTGGCACAAACGGCATATACCCCACGGCGGTAAATAACTACCTATTCAAATGGCTGCTCACGGGCAGCACGGACGATTATGTACGTTTTTCGCGTTTCCCGGTGGAGTACTCTTCAGACATGAACGTGAAATATCATGGCAGTAAGAGTTATTCCTTCAACGGCGGCACTGGGAATACCACTACCTATCAGTACGACCTGCCCGTCACTACGTTCCTTGACAGCGAGTGCAACAATCGGCTGGTCAAGCACCTCGGTGTCGCCGGAGTCGGAGCGTTTACCTTCCCAAATCACGAGGTTTTCCCGCCCTATGCGGTGGACCATCTCGTCATCGGCGAAGGCGATGGGGTTACCACGGAGTTCAGTATGAAGTGTCCGCTTATCCAGTCCGGGACGGTTCGTATTTTTGTAAACGATACGGAAATGACCGAGGGTACGGATTACACAGTAGATTTGGAGAACAACTGCGGCGACTGGTATGAAAACTACCATACGGCGGCTCTAACTTGCAAGGATGCCGGAGTAACTTTCGGCGACCTTGCGTCAAGAACACCAAGCAGCAGCTATGACTACCGCGATCCGCTTGCCTGGTGGAACTGTTATGACAGGACGCTTTATCCCTCTTCCTGCACGGTAAGCGATGTAACTCCAATCAAAATTGATTTTGGAACTGCAAAGGCCTGCAACACGCTGAAGATTGATATTCTGACAGTACCGACCGCAAGATTAGATAACCTCATAATTCAGTATTCCGACAACGGCAGCGATTGGACAAACGTTTCAGGACTTTCAAGGGCAGGTCAGGTTTGGAAGTTTACAGAAACATCAGCGAGGTATTGGAGAGCATTTTTAAGCGGCGAGGGCAACGCCACGGTTGTCGTCACTTCAAGCGGCATGACGGGTTCGCCAATCACTCTTTCCGTGCCAGTAGCCTCATCGGATACGGCGAGCATTGTGGCAGCCAAGATAAAGACAGCCCTTGAAAACAATGCGAATATTACCGCATTGTACGATGTATCTGTTTCAGGTGCGGATGTGATCTTAACCGCCAAAGCACCGGCAGCGAATGTTTCAAACCTCAATATCGCCCTGTCAAACGGGACTTGCTCCGGGCTGACTACCGTTTCAACCTCGACCAATACGACAGCCGGTGTCGCGGCAGTAAAGCAACAGGAAAACATCTATGTAACCGGAACGATCGGAACCTCTGGTAATGCAACGGTTGTTGTAACGGCCGCCGGAATGGCAAATTCGCCGATAACCCTTTCAGTTCCGGTTACTAGCGGAGACTCTGCTACAACTGTTGCAGATAAGGTCAACGCGGCTCTCGCACAAAACTCCGATATAACGGACTTCTTTACAATCAGTCCGGCAAACGGAAGATATGTGCGTCTGACCGCTAAAGCAGCTGCGGATAATGACCCTACCATGAACATCAGCATTGCAAACAACACTTGCACCGGCTTAACTGCTATCCCCACATCCACCGTCGACGCCGCAGGCAATGCGGGTACAAAACAAGTGGAGACCTTAACCGTATCAGGCAGTGTGAGCTACAACTGGACATACAATTTATATTATCAAAGCTTCCCGACAAGAGACGGTCAGAGCTTCGGCTCGACTTTCTTTTTAGGCAAGACCGTACCGGGGCTAAAGTTCACAACACCGCCTGCGGAAGGTGCATCGATCACAGCCAGCTTTGCGCTTGAGTACCCATTTAAGACAGCGAACAATCTTCTGCGCTTCACCTACTCGGTCCAGCTGCAACGGGGGTGATGTTATGACGCTGACATTTGAATATACCCTTAATGCCGGAGCAGGCTTGTTTCCGCAGGTGATCCACACCTCGGACAACCTGCTCCGTTTCATATACCTTACCGCTGATGGCACCGTAGCAGGCAGCACGGCGGACCCGGTTCTCGGTTTGTACGACAGACTGACCTATACGGAAACCGGCAGGATATCACCCGATGAATCGGTGTCGTATCCGAGCATCAAGAAAGTGGCGCATTACGGCGCGTACGGCTTCTGGAGCGCCGAGGGCGACCACCGATTTGTGATGTATATGCTGCCGACCGACATTACAAATTCCTTTATCGACGGCTCAATCAAATTCAGCATCGGCAGCGAGGTCTCGCAGCTGTCCTGTACTTTGCTTAACATAAAAGGTGCATTGCTCAACCGCTACCGTGCTTTAGTAACGCCCGGAACCAAGATGGAGCTGTACTTTTCCCTCGGCAGCGTCGGCGAAATAATGCTCGGCATTTTCTATATCGACCGGGCTTCGGTCTCGTACCCGGACGAAAAAGTATCCGTATCTGCCAGAAACGCGATCGGAAAGCTGCTAAAGGAACAGACATTCAACGAGGACAACACATTTGAAGAAACGACGCTTCAGATGAACCTGCAGGAGATTCTTCGCCTCGCCGAGGTGGAGAATTTTTTTGTCGGCGACAGCCCAAAGGCATGGAAGCTGCGCTTCGAACCGGATGTCACCATACTGGACGGCATCAAGCGGGTCATCTCTCTGCTTGACGGCTGGAAGATCGATGAAACGTCAAACGGCGTCATCGGCGTGGCTGCGGCTACCGATGCCCGCTTTGACCAGTCTGCTGTGTACACCTTCGAGCGTGACAGGACCTGCTGGAGCTACAGCGTGGAATATGACGATTCAGAGGCAGTCAGCAAGGTCTG